CTTTTGCTGAAATTTCTTTTACAACTGCCTCAGCCAGTTCATCTTTTAATTGAATAAATGTTTTCATTATGCTAGATCCTTATCGTGGTTAAGTCCACCTTTTTTCTTTTTAACAATAAAAGCGTTGACACGTGCATGCCCCCACTGTGACGGTGTTGTGCCTGGCCGGTGACCTGTTTTCCAAGCTGCAACTCCACGGTTATAAACTTTTCTTAATGTTGCTGTTGAGATACCTGATTTCTTTGACTTATCAGCAAGTGATTTACCCGCTGCATCTTCTGCAATGTAACTATTGAAACTAATCATTACTTACCCCTTAACGATTTTTTTAGATCATTCATTGAATCATGATACCGTGGTTCAGAAATTTGAAAAAAAGTTTTCATTATTTTGTTTCCCTATTCTTCTTTTGGGCGGCTTGTAATCTTGCCCTATCTAGCATTCGATCATGTTTAACTTTATCTGCAGCCTTTTCACGATCTATTCTTTTCTTTGCAAGTTGTTTATGATTAACATCATCACCAAACATCTGCTTAAATTTTAATGTATATTTTGAAGGACGTGTTTTGGCTGTTTTATCACCAGGAGCGGGTTTGTACGCTGCTGGGTTATCATCCGACATCTTGGCTTGTTTCTTAAATTGTCTATCACGAGCAATTTTGGTTGATTTTTTAAGGCCAGCATGATAGTTAACCGGTTGGCTACCTTTACGGTCACCAATGTCTGGATCCTCCGCATTTTTCTTTTCTTCAAGATCAGCAAGAGTTACGGTTTCTGTTGGATCAACTTTTTCAACTTGGTGTAACCATTTGCGATATGTCCCACCCTTTGATTCTAAGATAATATAGTTTGCACCCAAATATTTTATTTGCCCTATGACTCCATTTTCTTTAATTGCAACTGTTTCACCTTTTTCAAATAATGTGCCATCAACATATGATTCTCTAAGATCACTTACAGGCTTTAATTGAACTCGGTTCTTAAACTCTTTTTGTTCACTCAATCCCATACCTGAACGAATTGAATTATAGATCTTTTTGGCCTCAGCATTTCCTACTGATTTAGGTAACCCTTGTGCAAATTTGGAAAAATCACCAGCTGATACCGCAGCTCTCATCTTTGATGCAGACATACCAGTTACACTATCAGATTCTGGATCCCGGTCACCTGCACTAATGACTGTAATTTTTCTAAAATTAAAAAAGCCGTGTCTACCTTTTTTACCATTTACAGCATTTAACCGTACTTCAAATTCTCTTATTCTATCAGACCCAACTACCATAACAACATTTTTAAAGCCTTCCTTATATATTGCACTGGCAACTTCCATGACGTTACGAGTGGTTGGGCTCATCACAATAGATCTAGCATACTTAGGGAATGCCTTACGTGCAAACTTTATTTTTGTTTTATAATCTAAAGGATTTTTATCTTTGTCGTGAGACGGCGATAGAAAAATACGGTAGGGGTTTTTACCAGCCTTTGTGGCTAGTGCATTAAGTAACTTTTCATGACCAATAGTAGGAGGATTCATTCTACCAAATGTAAAATAAATTGTACTTTCTTCTTCTACCAGGAATGTTTTAAAGGATCCAATCACCCTTTTTTCCTTTCAACTTCTTTTTTACGAATATCTTTGAACATTCTTTTGGCTAGCATTTGAATGCGCTTTTTAACCTGTGGTTTGTCTAATCTTTTTTCAATTTCTTGACGACGAGCGTATGGAAGTTTTTCCTTTGGAACACCTTTTGTAATTTTGAGAAAAATAAGCTTACGGGCAGCTTTTTGCGCACGACGTTCAAGTTTAGACTTATCAGCCATTTTGCGCTTTGCGCGATCCCGGCCAACCTTAATCTTTGACTTGAGGCGTTTCATAAGACGACCACGTGCCATACGTTGCTGTATGTTTAGTGCCTCATTTGGCTCTTCAGTTTGTTCGGAAGTTGTCCGTCTGATTCTACGGCGACGGTATTTGATATATGTGTCTAACTCACTATCCTCTGGAGTTACTAGACCATCTGGTAGCATATCTTTAAAACGAAGCAAATTTGCCATCGTTAATTCCTTCCTGGTTTATCCCATCCCTTTAATATATCTGGTGAAAAGTTGGCATATGAGAATTCCATACGGTCAACAATTTTCACAGCATCACCACCAAGTTTATCAATTGCAACATAACCTTCTTGGCCTGTGGTTTTATAACCATTATTGCCTTTTAACTTTAAGAAAGTATCAACATTTGATAATTTGTTTAATGTATTTATAAGTTTTAATTTTGCAAGAACTATAAGCTTTTGTAAATCAAACATCTTTTGCAGTGAATCTTTGTTTTCTGCAGAGAAAAACTTTAACAACTCATCTAATTTTCCTTGTTGGGTTGCCTTTCCGGCTGCTGTTTTCCGCTTAGATATTTCGGCCCGGTATTTGTTTTTGATGTAACGTATGAGACCAGCCACATGGCTACGCGTATTTTGAATAATTTGACCTTTACGTACAAAGGTATTATTATAAGTTTCAATAGTTTGAGCAAGATGTTGATTTCCTTGTAGTTGTCTAAGTGTGGTTCCACTAATTTGATTAAAAAGAACTCCGGCCTGTGAAAGATAGGAATTTACTTCATCCGTGTCTTTTTTATTCATTGTTAGATTTGTTCTATCACGTAACATTGCATCTTGTGACCAAACATTTCTTGACTTCTTAAATTTACTTATATCAACTCCATATGAAGCCTTCATAGATTCAAATGTTTTGCCTTGATATGTGGTGTGCCAGACGATACCGATTTGCGAACTGTTGATTTCACTGGCCATCGCAGTATTTGATGGAATGGCGTATACAATCGTGTTAGGGTGGAAAGTAACATATGATTGTCCTTTTATCCTTTTTGTGCTTACATCACCAGGGCCAAAAAGAAAATCACCTTGAATCACGCCCTTTATTCCTAAAGAAGGTAGATATTGTAAAGCAAGTTTAAGTTTGTCAGCAAGGTCGCCACTAGTGTCAGCATCGACATCAGCATCACTCTTGTATACTTTGGGAGATTTGTTAAAGATCCCTTTTTTCGCCACGAAGAATCTTCCATCGCGAGGATCAGTCCCAGCAAAGATAGCAGGAGCACCGTCCCACTTAATAGATACATTACCAGCATGTTCACCTCCTAACATATCGCGCAATGACCTTAAAGCCAAAATCGCTTCTCTAGTTCCATTTACCCCGCCATAGAGAACCTTGTCCTCTATGTGAGTCATATGTGTATTTTTATTTTCTGTTATAAATTCTAAAAATTGCATTACGATATACGCCCTGCTGATTTCATTGGAGATAGCGGATCACTTTGTGAATCAAATTTGTGAGCCTGTGATGCAAATGTTTTACCATCATATTGATAATTTACAGTACCACCACTGGTATGAACCGCCTTAAACTTGTGTGGATTCTTACGAATATTATCAAAGTGATGTTCATAATCTTTACCAGGATTTGATGTTGCTGTTTGCATTTTACCAGCTTTACTTTGATATGTTGTATGTTTAATATAGTTATGGCCAGCCTTTTGCATTGGCGCTGCCTTTGCTCCCATCACATCCCTCAGATGTCCGATTACATTATCTATATGTTTTGAATTTCTTTTCCCAAGTCTTACCCTTGCATTAATTTCACGGGCATGTTTCTTTGCTGTATCTGCAAGAGCCGCCTGATTCATTTTTTTAATATTTGCATGAGCACTTGGATTGGCTTTTGCCCATGCTTTTCTTTTTTCTTTATTTGAAAGACCTTTTAATTCTGGATGGGCATTAGTAATATTTGTTTTATGTTTCTGTGATAAAGGAACCGTTTTTCTACCACTTGATTGCTTACCAAGACTTGATGTAGGAACCTTTAATGTTCTATCAGAAACCTTAAGACTTACACCGTGATGGGTTTCCTTACCACCTTTATGTGTTGTCACAATAATATCTGATGCATCATCTTTTTGTCTTTCAACTTTTACACCAGTTACACGTTCAACATCACCATCCTTTGATGACCAATGGACATGTTTTATTTTATGTCCGCCGGCCGTAAGTTGTGTTTTAATATCCTCAGCTGCAGCTTTAGCTTTTTTATGGGCATCATCTACTAATTTTTGGCCACCATGATCTTTAGCTGCCTTTGTATATCTGGTATGTGCTGCCCTTGCAGACTCGCCAGGACGGCCTTTTGGATCTTTAATATGACCACCATGCAAATAATACCCAGTTAATAGTTCGTGAAACTTTCCTTTTTCATCATTACCAAATGCTTCTGATATAAAGTTTTTAAATTTCATCATTTTTACCTCGAATTTATTTTACCATGGTATTATAATACACTATTTATAATTCTTTGTAAACAAAAAAAGGCGACAAAAGCCGCCTTTTTTCCAAAAATTGGTTTTATTTTAATTAAAATCTTCCTAAGAACTGAGCAATTCGTCCAACAAACGGTAGAAGTGCCATTGCCATCAAGAGATTTACACCAGTATGAGCCATTGCTATTCGCAATGTATCACCCTTTGGCATACCGTCCGAGACAAGTAAACCTGCCAACCAGATAGTACCGGTCGTTCCTATGTTAGCACCTAGTACTGCAGCGATTGCAGCAGGTAATGGTATTGCTCCTGATGCGACAAGGGCAATAATAGCAGTCGTAGATAGAGATGATGACTGCCAGAGTAAAGTCATGATGATACCACCAGCAAACATATAGAATACATTACCAGTGAACCAAGCAAGGTGTTCCATGTTGCCCATCGACTTCATCCCACCTGAAAATGTTTTAAGACCAATGTAGAAAATAACAAGTCCAACAAGTGCGGTCATTACGGGATTTCCTAGATCCATTTTTTTTACCTTTTTAAAAAGTTTAATACTGTGTTCTTTGAGTTTCAGAGTTTTTTCTCTCATCTTGCTTTTGTCTCCATTTCATTGAACGCATACGATGCTTTTCTTGCCACTTTGGATCATATTGCTCAAACCCTTCAATTTTGTGTTCACGGGCCCAAGCAGCATACATTTCACTTTTATGTGCTTTCATTTTATAACCTATCAATCAGTTTCTGTGATTCATCTGGATTTGCAATTAAGTGCTCCCTAGCAGCACGGAGTCTTTCTAGGCGCTTTTTAATTGACCTATCCTTGCCTCTTTTATTTTCCCAGAAGGTAATCTCTTGGTTTACAACATCTAAGCCAAGAGACATAGCTTGGACATCACGTTCGACACTTCTCATTTTTGAAACCTCAGACTATATGAGCGACCATCGTGAGTAAAAGTAACAGTACTATGGGAATACACTTCTTTATACTCTTCTTCATAACGTGTCTCTCTTTTACATTGTGTACCTTTATTGTTTTCAGTATTTAATACACCACCAAGAAACGCACCTAGAGCACCACCATTTTTTTCGCCTGGTATATTATTACCAATGGCACCTCCAATGATTGCACCCTCCAGAAAATTACTAACATCAGATTTGCCGTTTCCTCGTTCGGTACAAACCTCAATGGTGTATGGCTTTTTCACAATCACTTGTTTATAGTGATCCTGAGTTGATTCGGCCATAGCCATGCTTGGTAGCATGGCCAGGGCAAATAGATATTTTTTCATTATACTGCCTCCGCAAATTCAATTGCTGATTTAAGAGCTTCACGTTTCCGTGTTTGATTGTAACCGAACCAACTATTTGCCAAACGATTCTCTTGGTTACGACCTTGAACATGATCTGTAATAAATGTTACAGAATTAAAAGCCTGCCACCAGGAACCTTCGGCATATTCTGCGCCCGGTTGTTGTTCCAAAGCATCATAACAGAGTTTTGCATTCCGTGACATCTGTTCGATTTTATCCATACCAGATTTAATACGCTTATCAGAGGTCCGTGGAAACACTGTATTTAAATACTCAATATATGTATCCTGCGTAAATCTCTTGGAACCAAGGAATGATGCAACCTCTTTATATTTCTGCATAGTATCGGTAGCAATACCTAGTGTTTCCTTTACAGATGATGCATCAAATGCGGTGCGATGGCCAACCTTTACTTGACGGTCTGACATACTGTCCAATGCAAATGTCAAAGTGTTGTTACATACCACACGAATTGGTGTAAAACGAACATCAATGGATTTACCATATTGGTGAGGATTAGAAAATAGCAAATATGAATCCACACGATCGCCGTCAAACAATTCAAAAGAATCTTTGACTTTGGCTAGTGCCCATACAATTTGGCCATCCTTGAGTGAACCAGCAGTATGCATCTCCATATCGCCGACATTTACATATTCAGCAAAGAAATCAAATGCCTCTGAATTTTGGACTGGATTCCAATTTTCACCAACATTTGTAAGGATACGACCATCGGTTTCACGAACCAATGATTTTTGTCCTGTTGACATTTTACGTCCATCAAATTCAATAAACGATTCAACCTCACGGACATTCCAATCAACTCCAGCCTTTTCCATCATTTGTGCTGGTGTTAAATCATTTGATACCGGAACACCCAAACCGTGCCACGGAACTTCACCGGCATATGCCATTGTTTCAACTTGATGTGCCATTATATATCTCCTTAGGCAATTAACGAATAAACAAGAATAAAAGTAAAGAAAACAGTTGTTAAAACTGCACAGATAATTTCAGTAGACTTATGCATTATACACGCTCCATCATACAATATTGTGGAGTGTAGAAAACATTATCATACATACCCACTTCATCAAAACCATACAGAACCAATCCATCCATAGGGTCACCACCTTGTTCATAAACTACCAAGTCACCTTGGATAGTTCCCTCAAATGTTTCGATATCAATATTAGTAATAGTCATTTTTTAGCTCCTCAGTTAGTTATATAACTATTATATCATACTTCTAGTACAATGTAAAGTGTTTTTTTCAAAAAAATTAAAAAAAGTTTTCAAGGCCTATAGGTTCTTCTTTTGGCATCATTGGACGTAATTTAGGCTTTTTACGAATGGTTCTCCAGTCCCTTACAGCACCTTTGACCCTTTCAGGGTATTTACCTAGATACGTACCGGCCTTTAGATCCTCTTTTGTGACCAGATGTTTATGAAAATGATTTATATCATCATAGTTTTGTAGAATATACTTGGCCAGCATATCAAACTCTACATCAGAGATTAACGGTTCATCCTGTTCATAGTATGCATATGCACACATCAGATATCTAGCAATCGGGTTCTTCATCTAACCTAGCCTCAACCGACTTAATATGTTTACATTTTGCAAAGGCAATGCAGTCGCAAGAGAAACCAGAGTCGGTCATCTCTACTTCGTACACATCACCCTTTGATCCAACCACAGGCCATCTAACTCCTGTCAAATGATGGCCCTGTGTGTTAATAATTTCGGATGGATGAGTTCTCATATGCCACTTCCATTAATAGTAATTTTGCCCATATCAATTTTTTGAAAGATAATCTCAAGAATACCAATACGATCAAGTGCCTCGGCTGTTGTTTGGGTATCACGAGCCAGTGCAGTATATTCTTCCTGGAATGCAATCAATTGATCCATAGTGATATTTGTTAACATATGTGCTGCTTTTTTCATAATTATCTCCCTAATCCCTGAAATCCAAATGGCTGAACAACCCACAGTTCATTGAGTTCGTTCATGATGACATCGCCAACCGAGACTGAATGCATACGATCAAGACGTTCAATTTTTGACTCAGGACCAATGTTACCAATCTCAAACACTTCATCAAGACTGTCAGCTTCAATCTCACAAACTTCTTTGTATGAAGTCAGAAAGAATAATTTGTCAACATTACCATCAATAATAGCATCGAAGGCACGTGGATCAGATTTAGCATCTTTTTTGATTTGTGATACGATATATTTCATAATTAACTCCTCTATATACATACTATTATATCATACTTCTAGTACAATGTAAAGTGTTTTTTTAAATAAAATGAATAAAAATTTAGTACATTTAGATTATCAAATAGATAAAGAGAAATGGAAAAGTATCTTCTACGATAACATACAAAGAGGTCAATGGCATTGGTCTGTACCTAGAAGACAGGAATTGTTTTGGTATCAACTCATGATAAAGGATGATAGTCCATTAAAAGAGCTTACAAAAGAAGTAGAAATGGATTTAAACATCTACGGTATGAATAATTTTCCTAGGTTTTCCTATCAATTTCCTAATACGTTATTAAAACACCATAAAGATGAAGATAACATGGTGTCCATAAACATAAACTTATTGGATACGGTTCCAGTGATTCACATAGAGCATGAACCTTATCCATACGAATGTGCATTTATCCAAGTAGGTCAAAAAATGCATGGGGTTGAAAAGGACCCAAATCATAGATTGATCCTTAAATTCTGTCTAAGACATCCTTGGGAAGAAGTTTACGACAGGTTAAACAATTTTGGATTGATTATAGATTGAGACACAATGTGTGTTCTAATTTCAGCCCCACAGTTTATGAATGTATGTGGTAACATAGTGTCGACAAGATAAACGGACCCATCTGCTGGCAAATGGTGCAACTGTTTGTCGATTATGAACCAACTATGCTCGTTTGTTTCAAGTGGTATATGCAATCTTTTTCTAATGTCCGTATGATACGAGTAACAACTTTTTGGTTTTACATCCATCAGTCTAGTGTGAACCATACCATATTTTTCTAATATTGAATTAGTGTAATCACAGTTAAATATACTTTGATTAAACTCGTGAGATTTATGTGAATGTGTCTGAGGCCTCTCCCAGCTTTTAGAACCTCCAGACCGACCTATACCAAGATAAGGATCAAGATTGCCTTTTATTCCTTGTAAACATATTTGACCATCATAGTCTATTATACTTGTTTCCAAAAGAATTTTCTCGACATCAACTCCTTGGTCAATCTTGATCACAGGACTGGTCCATCTTTCCACAGCATCTTCGTAATCAACATCAAATATTGAAAATTTTAAGAGCAGTCTTTCTTCGGGATATTCTTTTACCTCATGACTTTGGGTAATATTTAACAAAGCACATTTATAATCTATATCACCTATGTCCTCAAAAGTTATTGGAGCTGCTTTCTCGGATAGGACTATATTAACACAGCACTTCGTATTTTGATCTCTGTGGATAGGAACTGCGGTATTGGCTTCCTGCCTGTAAAATCTTGGGCGGACATCTGATGAATTAATCTTGTGAGCTATATGCTCAGTAAGTCTTTTAATTTCTGGAAAATCATCAAAGTTTGTTATGCGACCTTGTAGCCAAGTTGGTGCATACGCAAAGAATGTTCCATTGTTATAACCACTTTCAAATGGTTTATAAGATGCAATCTTTGATTCTTTTACTAATAATTCAGAATCATAATTGATATCAAGATGTGTGTAATATGAGTTCATTAATAATATTATCCGCTATACTTGCTATTTCTTTATGTCTTTTCTGTGTATAATGTAATTCATCTGCATCACCATTAGGTTGAGGTAACTCAATAACATGAGTCAATAATTTTAAATGATCAACGTGCTGTCTTTGTCTGCGGTAAAGGGTTTCCATACCTCTTCTATTGTGCGTATCATTCAAGGCATCGTTTAACGAATTTACAACAATATCAAACGATTCTCTGGTTCTATAAGGCCACTGCTTTTTATACCAAGCATAAAGCTTTGATTCTTTTAACCAGTCTGTATATAAAACGTCTTTACCGAGTCCACCTATTGCAATATCAAAAAGATGAAATCTAAAAAGAGGTGGTGTATCAAGCAAAACAAGATCAGGTGCAAACCACTTGTTTTGTTCCCATTGATCTATTAGAACATCACAAGATGTTCCTCTTACAGCTGCATTATGTATGGTATAGTTATCACAGGAAAGATAATCAACCCAAGTTTTATCATCATTGACGGCGTTACTTGCCCCCATGATCATTACCTTATATAGGCTCTCCACAGTACTCTGTCTCCATTATATGTTCCAGGCTTACGTCTATGTAATGTAGCTTTATTTTCCATTATTATAAGTCTGTTTGGGGTCCATTTAATACTTGTGATATCTCTGGCCAAGATAATATTTTCAAGATCTTTATATTTTTCTGCATCTTTTAAGAAAGGACACCATCTTGTAAACCATCCTTTTTCATCTTGCTCTACTAAGGACATAGGGGTTTTATTGGCCTTCATTGCATATAATCTTGCATGTGAGGCCTTTTTAAATTTAAAGAATGAACCTTCATCGATTGTTTTTTTAAAGTCCATCACCACAGATTCATTTTGATATTTTTCAGCTATTACATCTGGTAGTCGAGTAGATATAATTTGAGTAATGGGTGCATCTTCCTCTGCTGTTTCACACCACAATGCACTGTATTTTGGAAAGTACCGAACATGAGAGCCATCTTGGTGCCATGTCTGTAAAGGCACGGTGTTAACCTCTTCCTGTGTAACTTTTTTTAAGTCTAATTCTAAATCAAGTTCTCCATATTCTGCACATACCTGACAAGCATCCTGAAAGGACGGAATGTCATCAATAATTTTTACCATATCAATCATATGTAATCCTCGTGAATTAGAAAGTTGTCTATCCATGATGAATATTCAACTGTGTACCCTATATCTATAAGTAATTGTTCTGTTTCTTGGCTCATAAACTCAAGGTAAAGTATAGGTTTCCATTCTGCTATAGTGTTGTACGCGCCACGTACGACGGCATCATCCTCACCTTCTGTGTCAATTTTTATACAACTGGCCTTTAGTTCATAATCGTCAAGTTTGGCTGTAGTGACTTGCGTGATTTTCCAATCGTGACCTTCTGGGATATACTTGTCCATTTCCCATCTGTTCAAAGTAGAGTAATGTGGTATGGTCATGTCAATGTGAAAACTACGGACTTCTTCTAGGTCAGATAATGCTTTTTGATGCAGTATCAGATTATCCCTAGGTGTAATGGTAGCTTCTGGATTAGGCTCAAATGCAACCACATTATCAAATAAGTCACAATATTGATCCAACTCAACACTATTGCATGCGCCAATATCAATATATGTATCAAAGTCAAACCCGTATTTATACATCATGTGCATTAGAAAATATCTTAGATGAGATGCTCTTTGCTTTTTCCTAGCAGATCTAAAATAATCATGCATCATAATAAAAAGTAGTCCTGTATAGTTCTCGTTTCTCTTCTGTATCAAGTGTGGCATCACGCTTGTGGATTGTCATAAGTTGATCCGAGAACACGATGTCACCCTCCTCCCATTCATGGGTGTAGATATATTGTGGTTGCATCAGTCGTTCAACTAATTCATCCTTATGTGGAAAATCTGACATATGACCGAATGGGAAGTATAGAACTTTCTCTCTGGTCACTGGGTGAATCCTCACAAGCTTCTTTTTTACTTTGATTAGATATCGACCTGATTTTAATTGTTTGGCACTAAAGTTTGAATCAAAGAGCCCTGCTTCTAATCCTTCACGTGTGCGGAAGTTCCACTTATCAAGTTTGATTACATCTTCCATATCAAGATCACCTGCGCCGGTATAGATCCGACCACCATCCTTGATGTTATGGATATTAGACATTGTAACCCAAACATCATCCAATTCTTTTTTCAAAGTTTCTGGTAGGTCTCGGTACATATTGGTACAATGTGCCCAGATGGTAGGAGCATCCTTGATTACCTTTTTACCCCACAGACATACAACTTCTTCTGGATCCACACAGAACATATTATTACAGTGCCAATCTAAGAAACCACGGCTAAACAATCCTTGTTTGCCGTTAGGTAACTTTTTATTTGTAACACGAAATATGATAGGATAATCTTCGTGACATGCATGGATGCCAGATGCTTGGTGTTTACCCCAGGTTAGATTTTTCTGGTAGAACTCTTCGTCAGACATATGCTGATTTTTGAGTACTACAATTCCTTCTTCAGCGACTTTCTGTATTAACTCGTTCATATATTTCTCTTTTCAATTTACCATAGGGTATCAGAATTAAAAACTCATCTGTGTTTACCCCATGCACATTCTTTTCGTTATCAAATATTGCTATGTTTGCCGTATTTGGGAAATATGTTTTCCATCCGTATGTTTTATCTTGCACATAGAAACTAGACCAGTCTCCGTCTACTTTAATCTTCATGTGCATATTATCATCTCGTTCACTCTGGTCTTGATGTGGTGGTATTACTCCACCTTTTGTTTTACCAACCATAACTTTTTTTATGTCATCAAAGTATTTACCAAGGTAGTTAACTATGGGATGTGATTCAAGTTCTACAATATCAATGAGACCAGAATCATGATCTAACCAACCACCTACGTTTACATTGGCTGGTGGATTATTCAACAAGGTGTATAGCTCATCTTTGTATTGGTAAAAATAATCATCATTCATAAAAATATTTTCATTAGCAAACCCTAGATCATAATTACCAATTTGGCAAACTCTCTGTGCAGTATTAAACACATTATATAAACCTGGTAATGGTGTGAACTTTGCATTTGTATATTTCTCTGCATTTTTACAAGTCAAATCAAATAGAGACTTTTTTTTGTAGATGTGAGCAGACCAAAATAAACCTTTGTATCCTAAATCATATGCGTGTTGAATTTGCTTTGGTACAAGATATTGCCAGTTTGGTCTAAACCTATCTTGTTTCCAGGTCTTTATATACTTTTGTGATACATAATGTCTGGAGGATACTCTGGCAATTTTATCATTAATTCTTTGTAACCCACCAAAACAGACTAGATCCATTTCATCATCGATAAGAACATCAAATGAGATCATTGAATCCAATTTTAATTTTTCAATTAAATAATTTTCTTTTAATTGTAAATTACTATTTGTAATATACTTTAGCTCATCATGGAATATATCATTTATAATCTGAGGGCATTTACCCTTTATATCATAAACCTGCATGGTGATCCTTATGGTTACCTTCAAATGGAGCCAGTATGTTTATCCACCAGTGATTAGCCGGTCCATTTGAATGTCCTGCAGTATTTAATATTCCTATTCCTATGTAACCTAGAATAATTGTATATGGTGAAAAAATGATTACAGGCCAAATAAGATATTTGCCATACCTCTGAAAGAATCTCATTCTAGGATTTCTTACACAATCCTTTACCAAATGATAGGGTATGTGGCCTTCCCATCTAGATAAGAATACTTTCCAAAAACCTTGATATTTTGGTGAGTGTGGATCTTTTAAAGTATCACTGTACTTGTGATGTAGTCTATGAATTCCTACCCAGCTTATAGGTTTATAAACACCAATCATTAATGCACAGATTAATGATAACCATTCAAACCAGATATTTCTAGAGCTTTTTCTGTGTGCCCAATACCTATGTAAACCATAAGTGGCACCAATTGTTGCTAAAATCAAATAAAAAATATAAAAATATAAAAATGTCATATACAAACCTTTAAGTTGCCGGATTCTGTTTCGAGGCTCCGGCAGGCCCAGTAACTACGCTGCCGCAGCTACAGGTGCAAAGTTATCGTTTGCGTTTACTCAATTGATCTATTACGCGATCAGCCGTTGTTCTCCACATCTCTATTCAGCACCTGTCGATCCTATTTCGCCCCCATAAAGAAAGTTGGTGGAGGCGGTGGGTATTGCACCCACGTCCAGTCTACCTTTTGATTTGTTTCATCGAACAAAATTATTTATATTATAACACATAATGATGTCTATGTAAACCAAAACTTGTATAAATAATTACGAATAATAATCAACGCAGGGAGAGGGGTGTATGATTACTAGATCTTTTATTATGCCTACAGTGCTATTAGCACTCAGCATGTTCAGTTTTAATGTGATGGCGGCAGACCCAATTGTAACAGATTCAACTGCTACAAGTACGGTCACTACTCAAGGTAGTATGGAGACGACAGTTAAATCTCCGCCGCCATCAGCAATATCACCACAATTTAGTTCAGGTAATAATGATGACCTTTGCACTATTGGTGTAGCTGGAGCAGTGCAAACGCAAATTCTAGGCATTTCAGCAGGTACAACATTCACTGAAGAAAATTGTGTTCGACTTAAGAATGCAAAAACACTTTATGATATGGGTATGAAAGTTGCGGCAGTATCAACTATGTGTCAAGATGAAAAAGTCTTTGATGCAATGATGATGGCTGGAACACCTTGCCCATATGAAGGTAAGATTGGTGCAGAAGCCAAAATTGGTTGGGAATCACATGAAGAAACCCTTAGAGTAAAACACGGTGCAGAGGAGAAAGTGGATGTTAAGAAGAGTGCTACTTTCGGCGGTCTTAGCCTTCTATCCTTACTACTGTTACTCTGAGAGCATTGTTCCTTATTTTGGAGTTACTCCTAATGCTGCCCTTGGTGGCCACTCTTGGAATATGGATAACGTATTCCCTGAGCCACCAGGCCTTGAAGTGAATGGTGTATTCTATAGTTATACACCGGACAAATTAGCAGAAGATGAATTTCACGTAACAGTGGGAAACAAAGGCGTATGGTCTGATACAGAGGATTGGACAGGCGCTCCAGGTGGCATTGAAGTAAGAAAAGTTATCGGACTACCTAATGTACCAAGAGAAGCGTGGGGAGATGGATATATTACAACTGAGGGAAATGGTGTTATTAACGACCCAACTGTTATCTATTCTTACAAAGTTGATCCTTGTTTTGATCCTCAGTTTGATCCTAACTGCCCTGGCTATGTTGTTCCTCTACCTGTTATAGTAGAAATTGATTTAGATTCCATATATGATGCAACAGAAGATGAATTTGTAGATCTTGATGATGAAAATAAATTGCCTTCAGATGAGGAAATAGAAGAATCAAGCCAAGAAGAAATTGATGATACTGAGGAAGCAGACAGAAGAAAATATAGGGAACAAAGAGCTGAGGAACTTATAGGTATTGTAGCAGTTGCAACAGAAAATCAAAGAATTTTAGCAATGAATAATATTACACAGCAGGCCGTAAATGTCCAGTATGTTTCTGCCACCATTCCAGGTGGTTCATATTCAGATAATGTAATTTTGATTGATAAGAAAATAGATGATAATAAACAAGGGCTCAGAAATGGGTTAGCACAACAGTTATTGCATGAACAAATGGTAGGAATGCAATATCAACAATAGGAGAGAGGAATGAAAAAAATCCTTGCATTTTTGGCAATCAGTATGACTGCCAGTTATGCACTTGCTGACGCGCCAATTACTGGCAATGTTCAGTCTAGGTGCGTAATAACAACCGACACACCAGGTGTGTATGGAAACCCGAACGCGTATACATTGACAACAAGTCCATCAGATGGTGGTGTTTTACCTATCATCAGATTTGATGTCACACTGGCGGATGCATATTATGCACAAGTTACAACACCAACCGAATTTGAATCCAGTCCATCACTATCAGACACAGTGACCTGGACAGGTACAACTACGGTAAGTTCTGTATCAGACGCAACTAATATGGCCGATTACGAAACCAATAAGACTTCCTTCGGAGCCACAACTCAGTATGACCTAACGGCTACTGGTTCAACATGGTTCAAGTCAACATCGGTTGCTACATATGGAGGCAATAAGGCGCTTCCCGGTGGTCAATACTCAGCAGTGGTGGAAGCTAAGTGTATCGCTCAATAGTAATATCACTTCTTTTTATGTTAGTATCTTTTTCTAGTTATTCGCATGAGATGACCCCTACATATCCGAAGTTTAAATCTTCGTATATGGAAGGGCTTCTTGTGACTCAGATGGAGATATTTAATAAAAGGAATGATGTCAATTATTATGAGATTGGGGTATTTGATAATGATTTCAAACCAATACCCTTTGTGTCATCCTATACAGTATATGAGGTTGACTACTTGAAAAATGTAAAATTTGATGTCTATATTAGACAAAGGGATGAACCGACTGTGGTATATATCTGCTCTCGTTCGAGGGTGCTTGAGCAGAAAGTATCTTCCACATCGGTTACATCCACCGTTTGTTCTAAGATTAAAAGGAAATAGAATGAAGAGATTCGTTTTCCTGGTTTTACTCTTATTCTCTTCTTCGGCATATGCTGACACTAGTTCACTGAACCTACAGCTACCTAATTCAAGTGGCACACATTCATCTGATAAATTTAAATCAGGGGATATGGATTGCTCAAATGCAATTGATGGTTCAACCAAATTTGAATTTGGTGTGACAGGATTGATTGACAACTATCAAAGCCCATTCGGTGAGAGGAATGGTATGACTGAGAAAGATGTCGGCGTATTTGCAAGAATTGTTATTCCGTTGGATGGTCCAGCAGAAAGAATTAATTGCAATACGTTATATCAATTGGAACTAAAAAAGAAAAGATTAGAGATAGAAAAGCTTGAGAGAGAGCTTTCAAAACTAAGGAGTTTACAAACCGCTGAGTAAGAAAATGAGAGAGGAGCTACTCAATGGACATGCCAGTAGATGTTGGCAACAATCAGATAATCAAGCATTGTCTGAGCCAACAACAATATTCTGTCGAGGTATTTGATACATTCGATTTTAATAAAGCGTCAGCGTGTTATCACGGAATACGCACAAAAATATACATTAAGGAAGTTGAAGGATTAAGAAACTTTCTTGATGCAAATCCACAATACCGTATACCAGGCGGTTCCCATAATAACTATGATCCCTGCTGGGGGCAAAGTTCATCACATCTTACCAGAGGAGGTTGCTAATGTTTACAACCTTGGATAAAGTCTGGTTTGGATTTTGTGGCTTGCTAGCTGCAAGTATGTTAATATGGCTGACACATACCTATTTTGAATATCGTGTTGTGATGATGCAGAAAGTTGATTATAGCAATATACCAACTTGGTCATGGAAACCTGTATTTAATAAAATAGGAGGTCATGATGGATAAAGACCTTGGTCAAAGTCTTGATGATATGGAACAGGGAGTTGAAAACTTTAAAAATAAAGAGTTTAGAATCCTTGGTATCAAGGTTACCTTTATGTCAGTCACTGGACTCATTGCAGTGGTTGGTTCCATATTGGGTGCTCTTTATGCTGGATTTACAATGTATCAAAAGATTGAGGAAATTGCAGGACTTGATGTTGGTGCATTTGAACAGCGTATGGAAATCATTGAAACAAAACTTGAGGAAGCCGTGGATTATACTCGTGATATTAAATCCGGATTAAAGGATGATATTCTGAGTATTGAAAAACAAGTGGATCGTATGGAAGATAAGATACGAGAACAAGAGGCAGAGACAAGGCTAATTGTACAGAATGCTGAAGAACGTTTTGAAAATAAACGTGATAGGCTACAGAATGATTATGATGAAAAGGCTAATAGATTACAGTCTTCAAATCAATCTCGGATGGATGATTTAGAAGCAAAGGTAGAAAGAGATCTGAAAAACCTAGATGATAGGTTGAATAGGAAGCTCCAAAGGGCTCTCGACAACCCTCTCGCAAACTAAGTCGAGAGCCCCGGAAGCCGCCGAGGTGGCTTCAGAGCAGGAGTGGTTTCGACTACTCCTGCTCATCCATTTGATCGTGAACATAAAGAGCCATTAATCCATAATGTAGAACCTTTAATAGGTCTTTTCTGGCATCTGTATGGGAACCTTTTTTACCATAACGTTGTGCATATTTTAACACGTTACCGATACAGAATCCCATACCATGTCCACCATCAATAATAAATTCAGTTGCCTGAAATTTATCTTTTGCATAATGTTGATTATATGTGGCATCAACATATTCTTTAAATTCATCAATTAATTTTGCTTCATCAAATTTATAATCAATGCCTTTATCAGAATAATCACGTGGATACAATTTAAATTCATCAGCCGTTTTAGTTGAAAGATAAGAGTTTACCTCATCTGTTCCATAGTGTGCATCAAATTCAGTTTCAAATTCAACTACTTTTTGTTTCTTGTTCTTTGTAAACATTTATTTCTCCCAACGATAAAAAATATGATCACCAATTTGCATTGTGGGTGTTTTGGTTGATGCCCAGTCCGGCTCTACATAATAGGCATGATAATGAGTTGCACCATCTGTAAAATCTATGAATTGATCATTAAAGACTTTAAATGCAATGGTACGAGCAAGTTCATAAATATTAAAATCATAAGCAGGAATTTCATCTGATTTACCATCACAGTACCAAGAGAAGTGGCAACGGTCACGAATAGGGTAACGTATTTCTGGATTCTTCCATGATGGCTTTGTAGGACCTTGTTTAATAACCTCACAGTATGAATGAGGATAACGTTTATCCCTAACACGATTACGTGCAACAAGGGCAACTGCAATCATACCTTTTGGTTCTTGATTTCTTGCCTCCCAATAGATATTATCAGCAAGACATTTTTGTTCCGTTTCAGCCGAATGCCAATATCCAGCATGAGCCGTTGTAGCACCAAGGGCAGATTTACCGGTGACAAAGCCACCGATAAATGCCAGAGCAAAGATTGGTGCAAGATATCTAAGCATGGTTTGCAACCAGAAATTCCACCCAAAGGGTCTTATAAACATCGTACATTTTTTCAAGGTTTTTTACAACCTTTGGGTCATAATGACCATCTGTACGAGCAGTTTCTTCCATGATCCATTGTGGATAAACACGAAACGCACGTTCGATTGATTCACGGCGCTTTTCAGCAGGAAGTGATAAAAGATTCTTACGAAGCTTAGATGGTGAGATTGGCTTAGACATTTTGAACTCCTCAATACATTATTATACTACTATTATATCATACTTCTAGTACAATGTAAAGTGTTTTTTTCACTTTTTTTGCATTTTTTTATAGGCTTCTTCAAATCCTTCTTCATATCGATATGCTTCTTCATTGTACCATAAACGTCTTACATAACCATTGTAACATTGTTCTGCCATATCATCATCAGCAATATAGCCTTTGACCATCCAAAAAACTCTGTGTACTTCTTTATGACTTGGCATTTTCTCTTTCTTTTAGTTTTCTTTTACCTTCTTGCCACCATTGTATTCTTTGCTGTATAGCTTTCTCTTCGCACAGACCACACAATTTGATCAGTTTTTCATCTTCATTGTATGAACAGTCTTCACACTTCATCAGCTATGAATTTCTCTGTTAATGG